ACGACCCATCTGCTCCACTTGAGCTGACTTATATATATTGGTACCACCAAAATTAAGGAAAGCACCAGGAGTAGTGGCATTAGGAATATCCGTAGGGCCAGATATAATTTGAACATTGTGACCTGCCTTTCGCAAGAGATTAGGTACATGGCTTTTCCATTGGCCAGTGTACCTAGTTTCTACACTTTCTAAATCGATTAGAAAGATATTTGCCATTTTAATAGCGAGGCTTAAAGTTACCGCGGAATTCGCGTTGCTTGACGGGCGCAGGACGCCCTTCACGTTCGCGGCGTGCCTTACGTTCCAAATACTCTTGTTCCTGTTGGAACTTCCGATATTCTGGACTGCGATATAAATCCGCAGGGTTGTATGGTAGTAGGTTAAACCTACAGTGATCCAACCAACGATCAAGATCATTATAGATCTTAGTGACCTCAGGTTTCATTTGAAGAGTTTTTGTAATATAGGCAGGGATATTAGCCATAATTAAGATTCCATTGTAGCAATATTGTTAATAAAAGTAAGGAAGCAACCATTCTCGCCATCCTCACTAACTTCGATCCAAGTCTCACGACCTGGGTATCTTGCTTTGATTACATCGTTAAGATCACGAGCAATCATTTCGCAGGATTTGTAGTCTAGCTCTAAAGTGCCATCGGTATAACACTTTTCAAGCCAACGTTTAAACTGAATAAATTCAATGTCACGGTCATCGTGAAACACTTGAATAGAAACTTTAAAATGGAAAATGTGACGATGTGTAGTTCCTAAGAAACTAACATCATATTCGTCACCTGTTGCTAATGCTGGATCTGTAGCGGCTGCTGGATAGCAATGAATACCTTCCTTACGAAAGGTAACCCAAATCATATTATCACTCATCTTTTACTTCTGGTTTAGTTGTTGTCTTTTTTGCCTTTTCTTTGGCTGGCAAATTGTCCTTCATCATATTATACATTTCCCACAGCTTCCAGTCAATACTTTCTAACAATTTAAAAAGTTTTTCTTGTGGATCTTCCTTAGGCGTACCTTTGGTAACTTTTGTTGTAATCATAATTTTGTGTCCTGTGTATATTGATCCCAGTGCGTATATTTGTCCTTGGCCATCAAATCATGCAGTTGATGTGTCCAAACGCCTGGATTGGTTTTACCCCAAGTTAAGTCATCTAACTTGAGTGTAGCATTATAGTTAAGTTGTTTGATGTATGGGAGTTTGCAACTAATCATTGGAACAAACCGGTCATATTCGCAATAACCTGATTCAATTACACCCTCAATATGTTTAATATCAAAGTCTAAGGTTACCCAATACCCTTCGTCTAAACAGCCTTTGATAACATTGTCCCAGGGACGATATTCATCAAATGTAGCATCTTTTGGATTAAAACTTTGACTAGTGCCAAAGTAGATTTGTTTAATTTCAACATCTCTGTTTGCTTGTTGTAGAATTTCTTCTAAAGGAGGAGTTCCTACAACAAACAATGTTTTCATACCGTAGCAAACAGTATGTTCTACTTCATAGCCTGTGAAATAAACGACAGCTTGTCGTTCTTCAGTGTTCAGTCCCATTTAATATAACCTCTGCTATACCCATCCGGACGATTAACGCCATCCGTAAACGCTTGTTGCCATTCTATGTTTCTATTATATGCTCGAGTCCAGAATTTGTCAACATTTAGTTTATCGTTTTCAATCCAATACTTTGCGTATTCCATACATTTGATAAACTTTTCATTTCGTGGACTTGGCTTGATAGTGGTAACAGCTTTCCAAAGTTGTTGCTGTGCTTCCTTATGACTAACTGCTTTACCTACTGCATCAATGATGAGTGCATTATTATTTAGGTTGATTTCAGTACCTAGTGCATATTTTCCACTAAGATCAATTACAATGTCATAGCTACCATTGGCACTTGATAATAAGTTATCGCCCCAAAGTTCTTTATTGCTATTTCCAACCACATCAATTTCAAATCGATAGCAGTCTAATTTTAATGTGTTGTAAGCGACCCATGCCAAAAATCCACTGCCAAGAATAAGTAATTTACCTGTTCTTTTGGCAAGTTCATCGTCTGCTTGTTTAACTACATTGATTCCGCATGCTACTGGTTCTAAAATATATTTAGGGTGTGCTTCTGGAACTACTACAAATTCGTTATCACGTACATTATAGAAGTCAGCATACGCAGGTTCGCCACGTGTTGCTACATAGTCTCCGAAATAAACGCCTTTAATATTTTTGCCAATTCCAATGACTTCGCCTAAACCTTCGTGTCCTTGCATATGCAGTGGTAATGGTCCAAAGTCGCCTAACATCATGTCAATGTCACTGCGGCACACACCAGTCATTATTGCACGTACACAAATTTCATTATCATTTAACGCTGGAACTTCATATTTGGTTTCGTAAAAGAAACCGTTACCTTCTGTAACTAACACTCTGTTCATAAATTTTCCACTTGTTTATGAATCCACATATCGTATTCATATTGTTGTTGCCAAAATTCATCATTACCTACATTGTCTACTGCATCTTTAATCATAGCTTGATATGCATCTTCAGGACATAGACCTAATTCAAATACTTCAACATCTTCTGGCATATTAAATAAAATTTGACGGCAGTCGACTGTATCAGTACGCCAATCTGCGGCTAAATTCCATTTCTCAGTATACACTAAATGGCATTCATCGTCAACATCATAGGTGCCATCTGCTTTAACAATACCATAATCAGTTTGCGTTAGGTCTTCTAATTTCCAATTAGTCGTAGCACTTGATCCAATCAATTCATCAGTACGCCAATTGGGATTGAGTGCAATATATAGACTTAATAAGTGAGGCATTAAGTCTCTACTAACTCCGCCAAATGCCAATGATTTAGTTGTGAACCAAGTTCCAGGATTAGGAACACGGTCTTTATTAAGCCACAGTAAATTAACTGTATCTGCTTGGTCAGCTTTTGTCTTTAGTTCTGCAATATTATTGCGCCACATATTATTTTTGACCATCATAAATCGTGTCTTAGGATAGTCAGTACATAACTGTTCCCAGGCATCAGATGTAGCAACTCCAGGTTTTTCGATAAACACAATTCTACTAACTGGCGCTAACTTTCTGGCAATTTTAATATGCGTAAAATTTGGTGTGCAAATGTGTACAGTGTCAAACATGCGACATTCTCTAATGGCATCTTCAACACTGGTAAAATCTGCATTCTTATTAGGATCGGAATCTACAGTAATAATACCGTGCCCAAGATTACCAAGTACAGTGGCATACAAGTTGCCAATGCCCATTCCAACAATAAGGCTAGTTTTCAAAATTTATTCCTCAAAATCGATAATATTACCGTCAGCATCTGCACAGATAATGCGTACTGTTTCGCCGGCTTCGTTTTTAATTTCAATAGGACCCCAGATCCACCAATGTGTGTCACCTTGCATCCAACCTTCTTCTTCTAAATCGTAAGGACTATTATCATCAAGGAATTCGCGAATTCTGTCTTCCTCGTCATCATCTAATCCTTCAATTTCAATATCATACCAGCAACCACCGTCAAACAGCTCAATAAGGTCAACACTTTCAATATTGTTAACTTCACAGTCTAACATATCAATACTATCTTTCTTACCATCCCCGCCAGGTACAAAAGTAAATTCAAACTGTGGAGGAGTATCGTCTGTAGTTTCTACAGTCCACTCGCCATAACGGAAACCGTTAGTGACTGTAACTACACCTTCGCCTTCGCGTTGATGATATGACTCGACTTCTTGACAAGACTTTTTATAATATGTACTAACGGTCCATTGTGTCATTTTAATTTCCTTAATTTCCGTAACTGGGATCTGTACCTTCGCCAGACTCTAATCCATTGATAATATCTTGTGCCTTTTCTACAAGCCACGCATAGTTATAATCTTGACCTACGCTATCGAGATAACTTTCGATAACATCGGCTAATTCAAATGCTTGCATAATATCTTTAATTGTCTAAATCCATTGAATTCCACTCTTTGATTACAGCAATGAGTTCTTCTTCTGTGTTACAAAGAGTTTTAACAGAGGCCCAATCTTCTTTTTTATTGCGACCACTGACTTCTACCATCCAACCGTTGTCATAACGATTAAGGGTGATATTTTCATTTACTTTTGCTAATTTACCTAGTTTATTTGCCATTTTCTTCTCCTAATTGATTTTCTAACTCTTCTAACTTACTTTCATCTAACTCCGGCATTGCAAATACTGGTGAAACAGATTTGTTCAATACTGGCTCGGGTGATTCAAAAATTGCGTCAAAGTTGTTGTCTAATGGACCACCACGCAAGCGTCCACCATCCAAACTACGCAAAAATGATTTAGCAACATCTGAATCTAACATTGCAAATGCTTCTTCTTTAGTTTTTGTTTCAAACAACTCTTTGACAAATCTGTCAAAGTACAAAATGTTACGTGGAACCCAAAAACCATGCTCATCACTAAACATATCTTTAGTTGATAACTTTTTCCAATAGCGCCAGTCTGGTTTATGTTTTGCAGTTTCAATATCCATTAATTGATTAGCACGTTGTACACCAACAATGTGTTGATAAACATTATGTGCCATATACAATGCATAACTGAAACTATCCCAACTGGTTTTACCTTCCTTGCCAATTTTGTTTAACATTCCTGGTTTGTAATAACAAACATCATTCATTGTTAAGCGGCGGCCGATTTCACTTTCAAAGGGGAAGGGGATATCTGACTCTGCAAGGGCCTTGTTGTCTGGGGCTTTTTCCATAATAACACTCCACCGCTTTGTTGAGTGCTGTGGGTTGGAATAGACGAGTCCGTATGCTGTTGCGACAAACGGTGAGGCGCAGTCAAAAGATATGGTAATTTCTTCATTGATATGTTTCCTAATTTGTCGTTGAATTGAAGTTAAAAAGCAAGCCCAGTCTAATGTAGCGGTGCCCAAAAAGTGCATCCAGTTCTTGCCAGTAAGCATGCCATCTTCTCTCATAGTCATTAGACGTTTAAGAGTGACATCCATCTTACACATATTAGCGCCTCCCATGGCCCAACCTTCACAGGCTTTGTCGCCCCATATGGCAGGATCGCTAAATTCTTTAACTCCATTGTACCACTTTTCAGCAGTTTCCCAGTCACTGCCTTGTAGTACGTTTAGAAACTTTGTTTGACCTAATCTATTTTTTAGGAAATAATCATTGTTGTATTTTGTTTTGTCCAAACAATCATCAAATGTTTTTAGTCCAGTTTTTTCTGTATGATTTTCATCACATGCCCATGTTGGAACGTCAAGTAACATACTCCAATCAGCAGTGACTTCAAGCCATTCCAAAATTTGCTGACGAACTTTAGTTGCGTTAGGACCTTCAAAGTCTAACCAATCAAACTTAAGAACACCTTTACCAATTTGGAATCCACCTGAATCACCTAAGATCATTGTGTTATTACGATCTCGACCTTGAATCATTGATTCTTGTTTTTGGCTCTTTATCAAATCTAATTGTGCATGTCCTGCTGAATACAATCCGTATTTGTATGTAAAATAACCTTCTTCTGGATTTAGAAAGTTCATACCTTCAATGCCACGATCAAACCCTTTAGGAATGCGTTCAGTTGGAACATACTCACCTAATCGTTGTTTAGAAATGTATGTATTGTAAAAAGTACTAATCGCTGGCAAATAGACAGCGTAGTCTTTTTGATAGTTTGTTAAATTAACTTGATTTGTCATGTTCTTTACTTAATATTATTGTAGCATCTAATTGTTGTTTTGCCTTTTCTAAATTACTCAAAGCAATTTGTATAGCAGGATGATCTTCGGCTAATTTTTTAAGGCTGGCCTCTTCAGTCATCTTATCTCGTGCCCACATAATAGCACTAACGGCATCGCTAGTTAAACTTATGTTAGCAACACTAGTATTCCATACTTGCCAGTTTGTGCCGTCATAGATTTCAAGGCTCTGTGTATTACTATGAAAACGGACCATGCCAGCACTAGGATTACTCATATTGATGTAGGGAGTATAACCTCCCCCACCTAATGCCTGAATAAACGGCCCGCTACTAACAATATCTTTTATCATGCAATTGCTGGAATGATATATTCGTAAACTGCAATACCGCTATCTAAGGTAATCTTCATGGCGCCGCCATTACTAAAACTTAACTTGGCATTGTTAGCATCTGCAATTCGCAAAATTGCCAATACTGATGCAACTGGCCAACTCCATGCTTTTGTAATCTTACCTGTAACACCTGTAGCAAATACAAACTCACCTGCGTGACTTGATTGATCACCAAATGTAAATGTAAGTCCATCAGTGCCAGAATTTTTAGCAATAAATGTGGTGTGTTCTGTGTTAGCACCTGCTTGGAATGCAAAACGCTGAATAGCACTTACAGTTGGAGTAACTTCAACATCCCAATTAACGCCTTTGAACTTAGGCATTTTCATTTTTTCTGCAATAACTTCTTGATTCATAAAACGGTAATCGTTTTTAAAATCGCCATCTTTGTTTTCAAAGTGAAGTCCAATTGGAAGATCAACACCGTTGCGTTGACCAGTAACTAATTCAATTTTAGCATCCTCTTGATATTCTTTACCTTCTACCAAATAACGTAGTTTGTCAAGTTGTGGCATACCAAATTCACCAATCATTTGTGGATATGGATCAGTTGTTTCTGCTGTCATAACAACACTACGGTCATCTGCAATAGATTCGATAGTTGTTTTATTTTGATCTCCGGTAATCTTAACGATGTTAAGAAATCCCAATTTATTTGTGTGTGCTACGATGTCTTTAAGTAAGTCTTTCATGTGATATCCTTTTTAATAGTATATTTAGGCCGAGGCGAAAAGTCAATGACTAATTTAGTCAAATGTAAACAAACTGTTGAATGTGTTGGTCTCGGTAGTAGAACTTAAATCCCACTCCAACACACCAATAAGATTTTCAATCTTGTTGTTAATAATAGTTGATTCCATTTCTAAATGATCAAATGGAAGTTCTTGAAACCATTTTGGTAAACGCAACTCATCTACAGGATATGCTACTGAAGTATATCCCAACGGATTTGATTTAATTTTACAAACCATAACTTTCATACCATCAACAATTTGTTGACTATATTTGTCATTGTTCATACGGCGTAATGTATTCCAATTAATACTTGCACGAACGTGTCCAGGCATATTTGCCTTGCCGGCTTTCTTTTCTTTTTCTTGATACTCAGCAATATTGTTGGCACGTTTTGGCGAACCTTTTTCCCATCCAGGACGAGCTTTGAATTCAGTTCTGAATTCGCTAATCATAGTAAGAATTTCTTTTTCTTCACTGCCAGTTAATACTTTGGTCAAAACTTCTTCTAAGAACTTTTGCATATATTCCGGAGTATCACTGCGTTTCAAATCCAAGCCCATGGCCTTGATTTTGCCTGGCTTGCCATCCACATCACTACGTTTACCTTCCTTGTCATAATACAATACAGCATAACGCTTCTTGGTAATGAACAAGCCTTTGATAGCAACAATTTCACGTCCAGCTTTAATAACTTCACCACGTGATTTTGGACAATGATGTGCATCCAACATAAACTGTGGGAATGTTGAATTAACTTCTCCGGCAATTGTATCATACAGTTGTACAACACTATCCTTAGTCCAAGGAATTTCACCTTTGGCAATTTCATTCTTTAAGGATGTATAGGCACTGAAATAAGCGGAGTCAGTGTCTCCATAGATAATGCTTTTTCCAACGTGGTCGTACTCTCCGGTGATAACTTCATTGATTTTTGCAGCCATGTGTCGTGCAATACCTCGGCCTGTAAGAGTGGTTGACTGACCAATGCGATTATCAAAAAAACGACAACCAGCATTAAGAATAGCACCGTATAGACTGTTAAGGTTAATCTTTTTAACCAACTGTCGTTTGTCCCAATATTCTTCTTCAATTTTATTCTCCGCTTTAATGGCCTCTTTGGTTTTGGCCTGCATTTCTTTACGTTCTTTATACCAACGTGCCAATAAGCCAGGAATAATGCCTTCTTTTTCTGTTGTAAAGATTGTACCATTGGCGCTTAACACCCATGGTTTACCGCTGTTAAAAATAAGCTCATAAATTTGAGCACCACTCATAACGCTAGTTTCACCATTTTCCCAATCAATAATAATATCATTGCTTCGGTCCTGTTGCATGACCATTTCATATTCATTGCTACCAAATTTACCTTCCCAAGAACCAGCAAAACTAGCGCCTTTGGCCTGTTTAGTTTCTAATTCTTCTTTAGTATATTCTTGACGCAACTGGCCAACGATTGTTTCTGGTCCCATGTTCAGCGCACGAATAACAGATGGATACAGACTGTTAATGTCCATTGATCCAATGTAGTCATGCAAGCCCTTTTTAGGATACGCAACATACGCACCAGCGGCTTGCGTATTTTCAGTTTCACTTCTACGTGGACGACTTGGAACAATCAATCCTCTGTGATGTGCTTCATTTACAATAGCCTGTTCTGTAACAGCCACAGCACCCATTGTAGTTTGCAACAACACAGTATTTTCGTGAGCAATAGTATTTGCCAAGTCAATAAACTTTAGTTTCTTATCTAGTTTATCTAACAAAGCACAGTCTTGTCTGTTATATTCAATAAACTTTTTAAAGTCATTGTTATACAGTTGATCAAGAGTTCCTTCATAGACTGTTTTACTTTCGCCTACTTCCATTTCTCCGATTGCGTCCAATCGATAAGTGTGTCGTTCTTCATATGTGTACTTCCTGTACAGCTCGAGACTATCAAGATGAACGCGACCGATAAGGTCATAAGTAACAGCGGCTTTTCCATATTTTTCGTACTCACGTCTTTTAGGTAACTGGTCCCATAGACAAAATCTGCGTGTATCTTCCTTACTTAAAACCTTTATAACTCTGTTTACAGTATAAGGAATATCAAAGCCTTCACTGTTCCAACCACTTAATACATCTGCATCTTGAATTAAATCCAAGAATGTATTAAGCATTTCATGTTCTGTTTCAAACAATATTGTATTAGGAAACTCTTTAACTTGTTCTTGTGCTTGTTCCATTGTTAATGTCTTGGGAGGTATAGCAAGACATACCAACGTGTCCATCCATTGTAGGTGAACAGCAATCGCAGTAATTGGCATAAACGCATCATCAGGACTTGCATAGCCACGCTCTGGATCAAAGTCCACCTCAATATCGAAAAATGCTACATTTAATTTTGGAGCATCTTTACCTAAGTAGTTTTCTTCTAAACAACGGAATACGGGATTAATATCGCTTTCGTACAGCTTATGTGACGAATGGATTTTTTGTTCTTTTACAAATTCTTTCCAACTACGAGCGGAAACTTTTGCTAAGTTTTCACCGAAGATTGATTTGTATTTGCCCTTTTGATCAGGATAATAAAACTGATAACGGGCAGGGAATTCTTGATAAATTCTACCTTGTTTTGGATCACGCTCGACGACTTTAACGACGTCTTTTTCGCGATCCCATACGGCATCAACATAATTCATATTTTTTCTCCTTGCAATTTATGGCTTGCAAATACCAATGTGCGATTTATGGCTCGCTGTACCTTTCTCATTTTTATTTATTAGGATTGAGATTGTTGATAATTTTTATTAATTCGTTTGCTACATATTGTTGACTTTGTTTACCTGGATGTGGATGTGCTCCACTATTTGAATCTAGGACTTTCCAATTTGTTAAATGTAAAACAAAATCTATAAACGCTGGTTTTCTAATCTTACCATCGTGATACGCAAACTCTGGATAAAAAGTATTAATACATTTTATATTGCGGCTTTTTAGATAGCAATTTGCATGATGTATATTAAACCAGGACCTAATATTGAAATCATGATCACCTGGAGTTGCATGTAACTTAACCCAATGTTCCATTAATGGACTGGTTAAATCATATTTCTCTACGCCACCATTTTCTGTAAATTTAACGTCACGGCTAAAATGTGACCACATAATCACTACAATATCTGTTTCTAATAATTCTGTAGTCAGCAATCTATGCAAAATTTCTATATTGCCAATTCCACTTTTTGACCTATTAACACATTCGATTCCTAGCTGATCGGATACTAACTTAGGCCACGCAAATACACTAGGTGGACTTGATGTACTGCTTACACAATCTTCAAATCCATCGCCATAGGTATAGGAACAACCAAGTGCTACCAATCTAGCCATTTACCAACATCCTAACAAGTCCAGTTGAATCAATACTTACTAACAAGAGGTAGTTAGCCAGCATGCCAAAAGATTTCCTAGTAAAACTAGCCCAAGCGTAGAGACCGCAACCGAAGATCCAAATAGGATAAAGAAGTAGTAAGGGCGGGTTGGGGACTGTAAGAGCCATTGTGATCGAACACCCAATTGAAATGCCCCAAGCAAGCAACTCAATGAAAAACCGAAAAGGATTAGTATGGTAATCATCTTTTATCCAATTAAAAATGCCAAAAAATAAATCATTCATTTTCTCTACGATTAGCGTGACCACTAATATCCACGATAGTTTCCAAGTCGTCAAATTCGCGAAACACTTGATCCCATTGATCTTTTTGTGCAATCTTAATTGCTTTACGAATAACGCTAGGTTTTACTTCTAATTCTTCTGCTACTGCTTTGATTGTTTCATTCAATCCTTCTGTGAGGTCTTGAATTTCTTGCATAACAGTTACACCCTCTGCAACAATTTGTTTAATTTTTGCCTGTTCAGGTGCGCCAAATGCTTTGCTCATAAAAGTCTCCTTTAATGTATTAGTGTAACATGGATTTATACAAAGTCAACTAGATTTTTTAATCGTTTTGTATTTGTCTATATCTGGATACTGGGCAATATATTCTGCTACCAATTTTGTTCCAGCTTCAGTAGCATGATTCCAAGTAAAGTATGTTGGATTTGATTTCCATAATGCATACTTCTTTTCAACTTGTTTGATAGCATATAATTCACTGCCAACATCTTGTACATAATTTGGTAATTGATTTAGGCGTGATAAATTATTTGCCAAATCTCTGTCATTATAAAAATAAACGTCTTTGAAATCTGGGAGTATGACTTCTGTTGATGTTTTTGCTGTGCATTTTAATCCTAAAGATTCCGCAAGCTCTCGGTTAACTTTACTACACCCGCCATGTAAAACAATTTCTACTTGATACTCATTTTGCATATTTGCCAACATAGTATAGAAATCTTTGAGCATGTGATTGTCACATACATTTTTTAATGTTGATGGTTTATCAATGACTAGTGGATATGGAGTTGCTTCAAATGTATTTTGATATTTCCATAACCATGGAGTAAACACTGACCTCAAAGGATCTGTTTGTAACACAATCAAAATATCACCTGGGTTAAACAACGGCGCAGTGGCTTGCATTTTTTTGATTGTTAAAAAGTTTCCGTGAGCACGTTCACAAAAATTTGTAACTTCAATATTGAATAGCTCAGTCAAAAAATCTGATAGGCTTCGCCCAAAGAATCTTTGTTCGCCCTTTCCATCAACATCTTTATAACTCCAACCCCAACTATCGCCATAAACTGCAATCATGATATCCTAAATTTTAAGTACGTAGATATTTATTTGTAAATATGTACATGGAGAATACAATGAACGTAGATAAAGATCAATACCTTAATAATTTCTTTGACAAAGAAACTTATAAACTTGGATTAGGCAGTGAAGAAGAACACAAAATTATTGCATCAGAGATTTTAAATAGTGAAACTGTACTTGATGTAGGATGTGGACATAATTTGTTCAAAGGACGAATTAAAAATTTAACAGCAATTGACAAATATAACACAGCCGCAGATGTGTTGGTTGATATGATGGATTTTGATGCACCTGATGAATCATTTGATGTAGTGGTTGCACTTGGCTCAACTAACTTTAAACCATTTGAAACAATTGAAGCACAGATTGATCGAATTGTAAAATGGTGTAAACCAGGCGGTAGAATTTATATGCGAGCGAATCCCTGCATATCAGAAGTTAACACTCCTACTGAAGTTGCTTATCCATGGACACTTAACGATATTTTTAACTTTACTAAAAAATATAATTTAGAAATCATTAAGCCTATTACTGTAACAAAAAATGTAAGGATGATTTGGACATGGCAGAAGCCTCTATAAAAAGAATATTTTTAACTGGCGCTCCGGGCAGTACATGGGGGCGGGTTGACAAATGTTTGCGTGGAACATTAGACAACATGAACAATACTGACATTGTTCCATGGCGCTTACATTCATCTGGCAATACTGAAAAAAGTTATAACCACATGGGTGCATTTTTTGATCCGGGTACAGAGTTTGGTGAATGGATTTGTAAATTCGGTGAATACAGTAAAGAAGAAATTGTAAACATGTTGGATCATGTTTACAGTGAAGAAGAACATCCAGAAATTGTAAATGAATTAGGCGCCCCTTGGATGGGAAAATCTGGTGACAAATCTATTCGTATTCATAAAAGTCATTATTTTGCTTACCACTTGGATAAAATACATGCCATGTTTCCAGACGCGGCAATTGTTTTAACATGGCAAGAAGATTATAAGTGTTATGTTTGGTGGGAACATACTGGTGGATTCCAATTAGAATATGATTCGTATTATTACTATGAACAAGATTACGAAGCGATTTGGAATCAAGTACGTTGGCAAAACTCTGGTATTGAACGGTTTGCTTGGGAACAAAAATTAGAGCCAGGCATATTTAATATGGATTGGATAACTCAGCAGTTTGGTAATGTGTCAGGTATTACGGCATTACCACAAGATACTTGGAGCAATAAAGACAAAATTCCAAGATTACATATTACTCCAGGCGGGCAACGAAATCTCAATAATACTACTAGAGTGTATTGTTTGAATCCGTGGACTGGGAAAGCATAGTATCATCTAGCCAATAGTTGTCTATTGGTTGTAGATATTTTTTATTGGCATTGTCTTTTAAAATATCATCTAATGTAGCTTCGTCAATTTCTATTGGAAAGTCTAGTAATGCTGATATATTTTTCAAATAGTGTGTACGATATAGATGCAATAACTCATTGCTAAGAAACACTGGGGTGTGTTTCATTAATTCATCTAACGATTGCATAAACACTGGAGTAGAATGTTTTCCGCGTACTCGTGTTTGTTGATATTCTAAAATATTTTGATCTCGGCCAAGTATTGCCAATTTAACTTCAAACCCTGCTTGCTTGGCATTACTTATAAACTCATTGTATTTTGGATTTTGCCAATATTCTATAAGTCTTGGACCTTTATGTGTATACGGGTTACTAATGCTAGTCACATAATTATCATAGGGAAAGTCTGTAGTTGCAAACAAACTGGGATCTTGCCAAATATCATTCATTGGTTCAAATTTGTGGCTAATCCAATATTCTTTAGTTAAATTAGTCCAACCTTGAACACTGGGAGTATGTGCTAATACTTTGCTCCACATATGATTACCAGATCCTTGTGGCCCAGTGATAATTAATAATTTTTTCATAAAAATACTTAGCTGTAAATACAGTATGAATGTATTGATATTGACTCCGGATCGTGTGGGATCTACGTTATTACAACGACTAATGACCATTTATATGTTGCGTAAAGGGTTTGATCGTCCTGTAATTAATTTACACGAACTTACAAATGGGTTAACCAAATATTACAATACAGAATTAAATCAGGAAATGCTAACTAAACCAGACGGGCCTGATAGAGGATACTATCAAACACTTCCTGAAATTACAGAACTATTATCAAGCGTTGATCATTATAAAACTAGTAGGTTAGCACAATATCATATTGTTAATAGAAATGACCCAATTGATCAACAGTTAAAATTTTATGAATACTTGAATGATAATTTTTATATTATTAGTTGTCTTAGAGAAAATTTATTAGAACACGCATTAAGTTGGATTATCAAAACACACAGCAAACGATTAAATGTCTATAGTGCTGAAGAAAAAATTGATGTGTTTTATGACTTATATAAGAACGGAATTACTGCGACTCGAGAAGCATTAACAACTTACCTAGACAGATATGTTCATTATTTAAATTGGGTATCTAGACATTTTCATGTACAGCAATATTTTAACTATGAACAAGATGTTCCTAGAATTGAAGAGTATATTTTAAATTTAGATTTTATGCAAGGTGCAGACAGTTGGGAAACGATGTTTGGTCAATCATTTAACAACTATAATCAATGCCATGCACTATTGCCTAATTTGGTTTTATCAAATGAAGATTATCAAGGTAAATTAAATGTGCCTTTATTAGAGCATAAATTACCTAGTTCAGTGCCCGCAACTATAAAAGTTAGTTCTGAAGTTAGCGTATTTTTAGAACGTAATTTAGAAACGTATAAAACAACCAACATGCAAATTGCAGAGTTAGTCAAACAAGGATATTTGGTAACAGGGTTACCGCTTAAACTACAAACACTATCTGAAAAACAACGTATTATTAAAAACTTTGATCAGTGTGTAACTTGGTATACAGAATGGAAATCTTATAAATCAACAATTCCACTTTCGCAGTGATTTATTAATACGACTATTTGGATCTCGTTTGGTCTTGGCGCCAGTTCTATGTTTCTTCATGCCTTTCATTCTAGCACAAAAACTCTTACGACGCTTTGAGGCTTTTGAGCCTTTCTTTAATTTGCTTGGTTTAGTTGTGACGGCTGTTTGTAGTTTAGATCCTGGATGACTACGACGGTAACTGGCAACACCTTTTTTGTTTAGCCCACCGCTTTTGCTTTTGCCCTTGCTAGTTTGCCATGCTTCAGCTTCGCTTAATAATTCTTCATCATCTACTGTTTCTAAATCTTCCCAGATCATATCGCTATCAACACCGTGCTGTTCTGCCCAATAATTGACCATTGCTTCAATCATGTCAAATTGTTGGTCCAATGTTTCTTGCAAGATTCCTTCAGTAATAAATTCTATTGCTCTCATTTCTTTTTAGCCCTTCCTGCTTTCATATTGGCTAACCAATGTGCCATACGTTGTTTCTCACCTGAACTATGTTTGGCAGTTTTACGAAGACTGCTAACACTTGCTTTGGTATTTACACCGCTACGCTTTGCTAGTCCTTTGCGTCCAGGATTTTTACCATCAGCAAAATTTTCATCTAGTCCTGGTATTGTATGCAACCCTTTTGGAATTTGATGATTCCAATGTTGTGAATTTGGATTTTTTGATGGTAAATCGTGTATAGCATTAGGCTCTGCTAACTCACAATGTTTTGTATGATGAAGAAAAATTGTACTACCGCAGTCATAGCAAGGATAATTATCAAATGGATTTTCATCACCGTCATCAAACGCAAATTCGTTAATATCTGATTTTTCTAAAAACTTGCTGGCAAACTGTTTGCACAATCTATGTATATCTTGATTAGTAGTACATTCTAAAGTATATTTGTTGTGTATGTTTTGTTGACTTGGATCTACATACCCACAATACACTTTGCGTACACTACTATTATTAATCAAGTCAGTACAACTTTCGCCATACCTACCAGCGGCCATTTCAGTATCATCTTCATTGCAGGGACTGCAAGTGGTTAATATGATACTACCCTCTGGGATCTTACCATATTTTTTTTCATAGTTTTCCATGGCTACACGTTCGCCGTGTTTTCTTGTACCATCCTCATCTGCTTCATTAACACCTATTACAAATGTTCTATCAGGATCTAACACACCACTGGCCACTACTCCGTAAAATTCAGGATCTTTTTTTTGACCAGCTATTACTGCCTTACACAGTTTAAGTAACAGCGTATCAAGAAATTTCTGATCATGTATTTCATAATCAGCTTTGGTAAACTCTAAAAATTTCATTTCTTTTTCTTACTAGGATTTTTAGCCCCGTAGCTGGCAGCGATAGCCATTTGTCTTACTTTTTCTGGACTCTTATTTTTAAACTGATGATGTCCTTTTGCATTTGGTGTTTTAGCGGCTTTAGCAAAGTCATCTATCCACGCTTTTACTGGCGCATTTTTAGGAATCTTTTCTGCTAGTTTGGCCTGCAATTCAGCCATGTATCCGTCTTCTTGTTTTAATGCTTGCTTCTTAACCATTTTACGGATAAGTGCCTTGTCCTCTTTTTCATCAGGATGACTGCTTTCGCCCATATCGTATTCGTCGTCTACAGCATTAAACACTGCATCTAAATAATCTGCGGCTTTGGTGATTTTGCTTTGTTGCCATGGCTCTAGTGTGTCTGGAGACATTGCTTTAACTGCTTGACGTAATCTAGCCGCGTGTTTGACTAAACTCTTTAATTGAGAAGTAGTCATACTATTGGCTTCGTCATTGTACCACTCTGGATTTTCTCTAACACGATCATCATGACCTGCACCTGCCAATGCACTTGATGCATATGCGGTGTTTTGTGCGCCTTGTCCCCAACCTTTGCCTACATCGCTATGATCTTCGTTGGGTACACAGTTACGGACTTGTCCACCGTTCTTACCTTTCTTAGTACCTGCCGCATGATGTCCAGGCCAGCATTTAGTAAATCCGTTACTATCCTTAGCACCTTTCTTGATCTCATTAAGATTACCATGTGTTTGGCACATACCGCAATCAGGACATACACTTTCCATTGTCATCATACTTTCTTCGTGCTTCTTCTTACCAGCACAGTAAGCCTTTTGACTAAATCCTTTTGGATGACTGCAATTGATACTGCTCTTATATTTTTGGCTCCACTCTTCCGCCACACCTTGCTCTTTAATGTTTAGTTGCTTTTTAGTGTATGCCACTGAGTTATCCAATGCGGCTAAACCTTTTTCTTCAGAGTTCTTGCTCAACCCAGTATCATAAAGTTCATCACCGTTATAGATACGAACCTGCCAACCCATTCCAGTATTGACCAAATCGTGTCTGAAGTTTCCTACCTTGACTGATTTGACTACATTCATGCCCGAGCCTTCCGCCACACCTTCCTTCATTCTGCGACCATGTTGATCTAATACTATAAGTTTGCCGCCGAATTTTTTAATATGAGCCAATGCCAAGTCTCGTGATAGGAATGTTTTAACAAACTCATTTTTGCTATCAGGAAA